ACAACAAAAAATATTAGATGAACAGAAAAAGAAAATTGGTGAGATTTCAGATACTGATATAGATATATCTAAAGATATGTTGAAAGAAAAATTAGATAAAAAGGCATATTCTTCATTAGTAGCTTCTATAAAGAAAAAAGGTGATCCTCCAGGTGAATTTACAGCAGGTGAGGCTGGAAAACAAAGATTTCGTAATGTGATAAAACATTATTTACAAACAGGTGGTATTAGTGCAATAACAGGAAAACCAGTACCATTTTCAGATTCACAATTAGACCATATGGTTTCTTTAGATAATGGTGGAACTGATGGTCCACATAATTGGGAATGGATGGAAGCTAGATATAATCAATTTAAAGGAGCGAGGTCTGAAAAAGAAGTTAAGGCAAAACTTATAGAAAGAGGAATGAGAACCGAGTCTGAATGGTTATTAGAACTTAATGACGATGAACTTAAACAATATCAGGATGAACAATTTGTTGCATATTGGGAAACAAAATTTGAGAAAGGTGATATAGCAAATTTATCATCAGAAGTTATAACGGATATGACGAATGATGAAATTGATTATGTAACTAAAGCTTGGAATAACTATGTTGGTGAAGATAATCCAAGATTTATTCCAAGATACGGTGATAGAAAAGCTGTTATAAATGGTAAAAAAATGAGTTACTCAAGAGGTGGTGTAGTTAAACCTGATAAAAAAGATCCAGATACTTGGGGTTGGGTTAATAAGGATGGTAAATGGGTAAAAGATCCAAATGCAACTTTTGATTCATCACAGAAAGCTTTTAAATCTTCTAGGGCTTCAGGTGGACAGAAAATAACAAGAGAAGAAATTCAAATGAAATTGATAGGTGGTAAAGATGAAGTAACTGGTCAGGTTTATGAAGGAGTATTAAAAACTGGAGATGGATATCCTCCTATTCCTGATGAAGATGAGGAACAAGAAATGGATGATACAATGCAAGATATGCTTGAATATAAATTAAATAAAAAAGCAATTATTGATAAGTTTAAAGAAGATAGAAAGAAAAATCCAAAATCTTCTTATGAGAGTGGGAAGAGAGTTAATAAGGCTCTTAAATCCCAACCCTGGTTTCGTAAATGGTCAAAGGCTGAGAAAAAAACTGATGAATATAAAGAGTGGAAAAAGAAAAAAGATGATTTTGTTTTAAATGCTTGGCAAAAAGAATTAGAAAGTAAATAATGAAAACACAACTACTTTGCACATTTTCAACCAAATCAGAACTCGACAATACAGTCCAGAAAATAAAGGATGCATATAATATTGCATTCAAAAAAATATATGTGTTTCAAAACGAAGAGAAAGTAAAAGAATTGGTTTGTACATATAATGTAGATTTAGAACAAGGTGGTGTTGATTATAATGCAGTAGTAAATACAATATCATTACATAGAAAGAAGCATTCCAATACATTATATACAATAAATGCATTAAATGAGGTTATTGCTAATCTTAACAATGGAGTAGTTGATAGTAAATTTATAGTGCCGTGGGAAAATTTTAAGAATACTTTGTTGGTTACAAATGCAGAAGGATTGAATAGAATTTCAACAAGGATATATAAAATCATAAAAATAGATTAAAGGTTTTAAATTTTTTATATATACTTATATATACAATACATTTAATTAATTAGGAGAAAATGGTTATGTCAGATCCAAATACAGAGGTTGCTGAAGCAACAATAGAAGAAGAAAAACTTTCACCCTTATATTTCTTTTACACCGAAGGATGTGGTTGGTGCAAAAGAGCTATGCCAATTATAGATGCGTTGGTAGAAGAAGGTCATGATATCCTTAAATTGGATTTAGCAGATAAGGATAATGTAGAAGTTCAAAAAGAATTAAAAGAAAAATATAAAGCACAATGTGGAACACCATGGTTCATAAATGCTGAAACAGGGCATCAGATTTGTGGTTTTAGAGAAAAAGATATTTTGCTAAAATGGATAAAAGGTGAAGAAATACCACAACCACCTAAACCAAAAGGTCCACCCCCATCTCCACCTCAAGATTTTGAAAATAAAGAACAGGTGAAAGAGTGGGAAGAAAAATACGAAACTTGGAAAGTTGAAAATAAACATATGCCTAATCTTCCAGAAACAGGGCAAATGTTACAAAGACTTCAACAACAAAAGAAGATGATGGAACAGAGACAGGCTCAACAAGGAGCTACAAATCCTGCTCTTGAAGGTAGAATATCTGTAATGGAACAAAAGTTGGATAGGTTATTAAAACACCTTGGTGTTAATACAAGTGATATAAAACAACCACCTGTGCAGGTACAGACTGGTCCACCAAGACCACCCGTCCCACCAACACCACCAAGACAAATTCCCGCTCCACCCGCGAGTAAGAAACCACCAAAGAAGAAAAGAGTTAGAGGTGGGAAATAGTGTTAAGACCAAAACCAACGGTTGATAGAGAAGCTACTGAAGAAGAATTAAAATGTATTGATAAAACTGAAGAGATGTTAGGGGAAGAACAAAAACTCCCCCCAGCATCTCAGATGATTCGAAATATTGCAGTAGACCATTGGAAGTCTTTAAAGTCTTGGATAAAAGGCTCACAAGTAATAACTACACAAGAAGAAGCAGAACGAAGATGGGAAATCTGTAAAAAATGTCCTCATCTTCTCTACGACCAAGTCAATCCAGATACGAATAAAAAAGATGGAAGATGTACACATTGTGGTTGTTTTATGAATGTGAAAGTACACTATGCTGTAGCTGAATGTCCAATAGATAAGTGGAAAAAACACTGTGGATGTAATTGTGATTGTAAACATGATGGAGATTGTGATGAATAAATTAACAAAAGATATATTAAAAGAAAAATTTGATGGTAAAGAGAATCTTGGTGATAAACCAATTTTTATTGATTTTTATGCAGATTGGTGAGGTCCTTGTAGAATGTTCGCGCAGGTGCTCGATGATGTATATCCGGATTATAAGGATAAAATAGATATGTATAAAGTTGATATAGAAGAGGAACAGGATATGGCTATTACATTTGGTGCTAGGTCTCTTCCTTATATGGCTTTTATATCAAAAGACGGTGAAACAACTTCACAAGTCGGATCTCTTGGTAAGGATCAATTAAAATATTTTTTGGAAGGATTAATATCAAAGTAGTGGATAATTATTATATGATAGAGAGTTATAGAATAGCACTTAAAAAAGTAGTTGAATTGGTTGATGACATAGAGAATGATAAAAAACTTGGTGAAAAAGTAAGAGAATATATCGAGGAAGAATTTCCAAAAGATTAAAAAAAAAGCTTGTTTTATATACCTAAAAAGATATATATTATAGGAATTAAGGTTATATGGTTTCATGGTAAACCATAAATAATAAACAATAAACGATAAAACACAAGGAGAATATCAATGGATATTTCACAAATAAAAAACCGCTTGAATCAGTTACAAAATCAAACATCAACTAAAGAAAACTTTTGGAAACCAGAACCTGGGAAAACTCAAATAAGAATTGTTCCATATAAACATAATAAGGATAACCCTTTTATTGAGTTATATTTCCATTATGGATTAGGTAAGAATAAAACTTATCTTTCTCCAGTTTCTTTTGGTAAACCCGATCCTGTAAATGAATTTGCAGATAAACTTAAATCCACAGGTGATAAAGACGAATGGATACAAGGTAAAAGACTTGAACCTAAAATGAGAACTTTTGCTCCTGTAATTGTTCGTGGTAAAGAATCTGAAGGTGTTAAGTTTTGGGGATTTGGTAAAACAGTATATCAAGAACTATTAAGCATTATTGCAGACCCAGATTATGGTGATATTACAGATGCTATTAATGGTAGAGATGTGTCGGTTGAACGAATCACTCCTGCAGAAGCTGGTAATCAGTATGGTAAAACTACAATTAGAGTTAAACCAAATCAGACTCCAATTACTGAAGATAAAGATTTACTTAAAAAACTTTTTGAAAATCAATCCAATTTAACTGAGTTATATACTGAACCTACTTATGATGAATTGAAAGAAGCTCTTGATGGTTTCTTTAATCCATCAGAGGAAGATGATAATACAACTAAAACATCTAATGGTGTTACTACTACAACTGCTCCAACTTCAAATGTTGGTAATGTTGCTAGTAAGACATCAGATGTTGAAGATGCATTCGATCAGTTATTCAATAATTAAATAAACAAATGAAAAAGATGGGGATGTCTGGATATGGTGAAACCACGTGGGACATCGTACCACACGGGTACCATTTAGATTAACTGCTCATCCCCACTTTTCATCATAAGGAGAAATTAATGTCTAAAAAAGACGAATTGGCAGAAGTTATTGCTTCTGAATTAAATAAACAATTCAAACATCAACAAGTAGCATTTTTTCTTGATGAAGGTTCTAATCCTACTGATGTAACTGATTGGATTTCAACAGGTTCTACAATGTTAGATTTAGCTATTTCCAATAAACCAAATGGTGGTGTTGCCGTAGGTAAAATCACAGAGTTAAATGGTTTAGAGGGTAGTGGTAAATCTCTTATCGGTTCACATCTATTAGCTTCAACACAACGAAAAGATGGTATAGCAGTTTATATAGATGCCGAATCAGCAGTATCACCAGAGTTTCTTGAAGCTATTGGTGTAGATACAAAGAAAATGTTATATGTTCATCTTGAAACAGTTGAAGAAATATTCGATACTATTGAAACAATTGTTACAAAGATTCGTGAATCAGATAAAGATAAATTGGTTACAATTCTTGTTGATAGTTTGGCAGCTGCGTCTACAAAAGTAGAAATGGATGCTGACTTTGATAAGGATGGTTGGGCTACAGCCAAAGCAATCATCATATCAAAAGCGATGAGAAAAATAACACAAATGATTGCTCGTCAGAAAGTGGCTCTCGTTTTCACAAATCAACTTCGTCAAAAACTTGGTGTAATGTTTGGAGATCCTTGGACTACAAGTGGTGGAAAAGCATTACCATTTCATTCATCAACTCGTGTTCGTTTCAAAAATGTTGGTCAAATTAAGGATTCAAGTAAGAAGAATACAATAGGTATTAAGATTAAAGGACAAGTAATCAAAAACAGATTAGGTCCTCCAATGAGAACTGCTGATTTTCCACTTTATTTTGATACTGGAATAGATGATTATGGTAGTTGGTTAAATGTGATGAAGGAGCATAAGATTGTTAAACAAGGTGGTTCTTGGTATACTTTATCATATGTTAATACGGATACTGGTGAATTGATTGATGAAAGAAAGTTTCAATCAAAAGATTTTGAAAAATTAATGAATGATGAACCTCACATAAGAGAATATTGTTATGATAGAATATGTGAAGCTTGTATTTTGAAATACGATTCCAAAGAACTCGGTATTGATGATGTAGTTGAAACCGATGAGGCAGTGGATGAACTCTAATGATAAGGTAAAACAGAGATATAACTCATTCCTTGAGAATGTAACTGAGAAACCAAAAACTCCAAGATTGAATGATAAAGTTTTGGTTGTTGATGGTTTAAATACCTTCATTAGATCTTTTAGCGTCAATCCCTCAATTAATGATGATGGTGTACATATTGGTGGTTTAACAGGATTCCTAAAATCTATTAGATATACAATAGATATGTTAAAACCTTCAAGATGCATCATTGTCTTTGATGGGAAAGATGGTTCAAAGAGAAGAAGAAAGTTATATCCTCAATATAAAGAAAATCGTAAAGTAAAACAACGATTAAATAGAAATGTAGATTGGGGAACAGCACCCTCTGATGAGGATGAGGCGATGAGATTACAACTCGGTAGATTGGTTGATTACCTTGAACACTTACCTTTGACTTTAATTTGTGTAGATGGTATAGAGGCCGATGATACGATGGCTTACATCTCACAACAAATCCTTAAAGATAATAAGATAGTTTTAATGTCTACTGATAAGGACTTTTTACAATTGGTAGATAATAGAGTAAAAGTTTGGTCACCAACAAAAAAGAAATTATATGATGAAGAAAGTGTATTTAAAGAATATGGTATACCTTCATGTAATATGTTAACCTACAGAATATTGGATGGTGACAAGTCAGATAATATAGGGGGAATAAAAGGTGCAGGACTAAAGAGTCTGAAAAAATTCTGTCCAAAAATTTCGTCTATGAAAAAATTTGATGTTAGAGATTTATTAAATTTTGTAGAAAATACAAAAAATAAAATAAAACTCTTGGAAAATATAAAAAATAGTAGTAATATAGTGAAGAGGAATTATCTACTAATGCAGTTAAACAATGTAGATATTCCAAACAACATAAAATTAAAGATACAAGGGGCTGTAAATAAAGATATCCCACAATTAGTGAAATATAAATTACAGACAATGTTTTTGAAAGATAAATTATATTCACAAGTTCCTGACTTTGGGAGTTGGATAAAAGAATTTGTGAGATTAGATAGGGTAAAGGGATTTAATGGCAAGAAAGATATATAAAGGTATGAATGATGTTCCAATAGGAACTGAAATGAGGCATATGGGTAAAAAAGGAACTTTGATAGAAATAACACAATTTCCTACTATGTTTAGAGTAGGATTTCCAGATGGGGAAGTAGACCTTTTTTTAACTCATGAAGTTGAAATAGTAGGATGGTCACCAAATGACTGATAGATTACAAGAGTTCGGACATAACTTTCAGATAAAATCTGTTGTTTGTTTAATGACTAAACCTAATTTCATTGAACAGATTATTGATATATTAGATGAAAGTCATTATGATAATGACAGTTTGAAATGGATTGTAAAAAAATGTAAAAGTTATTTTAATGATTATAAAAAACCTATAACTCTTGATGTCTTTAAAGTAGAATTAGGTGAAATC